ACCTAGGATTAGGTCGGCCATTCCTCGCATTGTCCTGGCGCCCTTTAGCAGGTCGAAATTGTGCCAGCGCGAGGCGCGAACCGAAGGGAATGCCGCTTCGTTCGATCCAGCGAAGCAACGGAAGGTCGCGTCCGGTCCGTCGGCGATTTTGCCGGTCGCCCTGTCGGCTTTGGCAAGGCAATCGAAGGCCATGGGGCAGGTCCACCCGGCCGGCATCGAGAACGTGGCGATGTGGCCCGAAAGCTTGGCGTTGCCCCTGCCGAAGGCCAAGCGGTCGAGGATGGTTTTGGCTTCCCCTGAAATCATGATTCCCCCTTTACTGGTGCGTCCGCTCGAGCGGACCGTAGATTGCGCGCGGCGGCTTCGGCGGCGAGGGCGGCGCAGGTCGGGCGCGTCATCGACCGTCGCGCGCGGCTGCGTAGGCGACGGCGTCGGGATATGTCGTAGCGTTGCCGTCGTCGTCGCACAGCGTGCGGATGGTCTCGGCGCACGCGGTCGAGACGAGCAGGTAGACGGTGAGACCGGCCCACGATCCAGCCGCCGCGGCGGTCCCGGCGTGCTCAGCCGGGCAGTAGTCGACCCCGAGGTCGCCCGTGGCGCCGCAGTATTCCCCTGTGACCGTGCCGCACTGGCACCGGTCGTCGTTGGCTTCCTTCGAAATCATGATTCCCCCTTTACTGGTGCGGCCGCTTCGGCGAGGGCAAGCTCGGCTAGGGTCGCCATCACATCGTGTCCGCAGCGCGAGTCGTCGATGCGCGGTACGGCTCCGTACTTCCAAGCCATATCCCGCGCGGCCTGCGCGGTCGTGAATACACCCAGTGCCTCTACTCCGCCGCAGCTCCGGTGGCCGAAGAGGCCCCAGCAGACCACTAGGGACGGGTCGTCGGTCTGTTCCTCGATCTCGTCTCCGTCTGCGGTGACCCAGCGGGTCAGCCCGTGTATTTCGTATGCGTCGTACTCAGCGGCCACCCCGGCAACGCAAACCGGGTCGGTTTCATCGATGCGACTCTGGATCGGCTCGCAAGCCATTTCGTCGCATGGGGCGTCCGCTCCTAGCATCCAAGCGGCAAGCTTCGGATGCGTGGCAGACCATTCCTCCCATGTCGGCCGGTCGTCTCGTTCCGCGATCATCCCTTCACCTTCGCGGATGCGGCCGCTTGAGCGGACCGTAGATTGCGCGCAGCTGCGAGCACGATGCGCGCCTTTTGGGCTGGTGTGCGGCCGTTGTCCCGGTCGATGGCTTCTAGCCGGGCGCGCCATAGCGCGACTCCCGCTAGGTAGACCGGATCTGTCTCGTCCATCGGCGCGCAGTCGTGCAGCATATACGTCTTTGGATCGTATTCCACGGCTTCCCCCTAGCTAGTGGCGCCAACGTGGCGCACAGTATCTAGAAGCAACCCGCGTGCCATGCTCACGGCGACGCTATCGCCCCGGCACAGCGCTTCATGACGACCTCGAGCCACCTTGTGACGAGATTGCGGCGGTCCTGGCGGGGCGGTAGCGTGGCGCTATGCCGGATGGTGAATCAAGGGATGGGCGGGACGTGGCAAGCGCGCCAGCTGCGGGCCAGATGCTCGGCAACGTGGAGCGGGAACGGCCGCGCAACGATGGGGTCCAGCGGCCCACTCCAAACCCTTTCGCTGGAGTAAAGGGAACCGGGCCGGAAGACCGGCCTCGGGTCGGGGCGCCGGCCGCGGGAGCGGACGACCACGGGCCGCCGGGGGGCCGCCCCTTGGGGCCGCCGGGCCTATCCAAGCCGGGGCTGAAAGCCCCATCGGTCCCCCCTCTTCGTGATAGCCACTGCTCTCTCCCCCCGAAAATCCAAAAAGAGCGCATCCCGCGGCAGCCCTGGCAACCGGAAGACCGGGTCTACGGGATCAAAGCCTACGCGGATCTCGGCACGGTACGGGACGCCTCGGAGGCTACGGGGATACCCGAGCGAACCCTTGAGCGGTGGCTCGGGTCACCGGAGGCGTCGCAGGCGGTCGAAACGATTCGCCGCCAGCACGCGAGAACGCGATCCATCGAAGCCGGATCGCTCTGGGACAAGGCAGTCTCCGAGTTACGGGACCGCCTTGACCACGGGGACCACGTCTTGACCAAGGAGGGCGAACTCGCCCGACGCCCTGTCGGAGGCCGTGACCTGGCGGTTATCGCCGGGATCATGGCCGACAAGACCCAGCAGTGGTCCGACTGGGCCTCCGACGCCGCCGGCGGCGGGTCCAACGTCACACCTGACCAGTTCTTGGACGTTCTCGCCAACATCGAGACGCTTCGTTCCGAGCTAGCCAAGAGGCAAGCCGCGAAGCGCGACATCGAGGTTCACCCTATTGCTCCCCCAATCCAGGTCCAGCGGCCGGGGCGCAAGGTGCGCTCCGACGCGGGAGTTCCACGTCGCTCCGCGGACTCCGTAGGGGAGGGGGATAGATAAGGGGGAGGGCGCATAGTGTGCGCAAGGGCACCTTCGCGTTTCCCTAGAAACCCTTGCCGTTGCTGCGCTTTCCGACACTTGCTTCGAGGGCCTAGTTGTCATAATCATTTGGGGCGCATGTCGTTTGCATACGGGCCATACCACCACAGAGCCGCGTTCTTGGCGCGCCCGATCCGCAGCCGGAAGGTAGTGGAACAGGCCGAAGTCAGCAGTTTCGACGCCCCAGGCGACCCTCTCCTGCACTACGAGCAGTACGGCCAGCCGCGTGCCGATCTGCCCGAGTTGAACCTGCGCCGAGCCTTCCTGCTCCAGGCTTGGATGGACTGGTCGCGCCCTGAGCGTGATCCGCCGATGAACTCGGTCGCTCGGTTCAAGCTCCGAGCCTGGATCGCCGGGAAGTACCCCGATGGAATGCCTTATGCAGCCGAACCCGGCTGGGGCTTCGTCGATATCTGCGATGCCTTGGGTTTTGACGCCCAGCGCACCCGCAAGGCAATCTTTGCCAGCGGCCCGCCTAGCCCAATCGGGATCAGGGGGCGCGCAAATGACCAGACGCGCGTCACCAAGCTGCGGCGCAAGCGGAAGAGGCGCTAGCATGTCGCGCATTGACGGCCGCACGGTCGCGGAATTGTCAGAGGAAGAGCTTCGCAAGCTCCTCGACGAACACGCGACTACGGCTGTCGCCCTGCGCCGGAGGGGCAAGTTCGCGCTCTGGAAGCCTTTCCCGCACCAAAGGCCCGTCCTTGAGTGCCCGAAGAAGATCATCCTGGCCGTCGCCGGGAACCAATGGGGCAAGACCGAACTGGGCGCGGTGAAGACCGTGGCCGGCTGTACCGGGGTCATGCCGCCAGCATTGGGCGGCGAAGTCCCCAAGGACTGGGGCGAGATCGACCGCACCGGGCGCCGCTACCTCGCAATGGGCGAGAACTTCTCCTCCGCCATCCCGAAGACCATCCTGCCAAAGCTGGAGTTCTTCATCGCTCAGGACATGATGTCCAAACCGCCCAAGCGGGGAACCGGCACCAAGCTGCCCGAGATATTCTACTTCAAGTCGGGCGCGCAGCTGCACATCATGTCCTACGACCAGGACGTGGCGTCCTTCGAGGGTGCCGTCTGGGATGGCGTGTGGGCCGACGAGCCGCCGCCCGAGGCGATCTTCACCGCTGTCCGGCGCGGTACCATGTCCCGGCAGGGCTGGATCTTGATCACGGCGACCCCGATCAAGGAGCCGTGGATGTTCGATGCCCTAGTGGCGCCGCTCAACGACCCCGAAAACATGGCGCATGAGTTCTCGGCGGTATTTCGGGGCGATATTCACGACAATTGCAGAGAGTGCCACGGTGGCGCGCTCCCGCACGACGAGATCAAGGCATTCCTCGCCGGGATTACGAACCCGGCCGAGCGCGCAGCGCGCGAGCGCGGCGAGTTCTTGGACATGGCCGGCGTGGAGTTCTGGTACGTCAGCCGGGACACCCACGTCTGCCCGGCTCTGTGGTGATGTGACATGATGACTGAACAGGAACTCGAAGAGTGGGCAGGGGCCGTGTCGCAGCGCATGGACGAGTACGACGTGAAACTTGACCAGATCCGCATGGGCCTTGCCAAGATGATCCTCGGGATGTCGGGCCAGCCGGTCACAATCGACATCGAGAAGGACTTGGGCATCAAATTGCCTCGCGAAATCCCGCTCATCCTGCCGGGCGTCACTAGGCAATGAAGAAAAGCGGCAAGATCACGCCGCTTCACGGCAGATTCCGGCAGTCGCTCTACGGCGACGAATGGCGATCAAAAGAGACTCGGCATGTCTGCGCGCTATGCGCCAAGCCAATCCGCTGGGCCTTGGCCGTTTGCGCCAGGTGCTGGCAGATATACCACCACAACGAGCCGTACAAGCCATGATCGACGCGAAACGATGGCCCTCGGTCGAGGTCTGCGACCCGTCGAGCAAGCGTGGCATGTACCTCATCTGGGCCACATTCGCGCCCGACGACTTCGTCTACATCGTCCACGCCAAGCACGTCCCCGATGCGTCGTTTGACGTGATGTCCGAGAACATCAAGAGCGAGCGTGCCAGGCTCCCGAGGCCCCCGACGCTCGCCGTCATGGACCAGCGAGGTGGCCAATTCGTCTCCAATCGCGATCTGGAGAAGAATTTCTTCGACGAATTCCACGAACGCGGCCTGCACTACGAGCCTAGCGTAGATACCCCCATGCAGAAGCTCCACGACTGGATGCGGCCCGTCTGGCGGCCCGACGTGGAGAAGGCAATCCCCAAGCTACGGATCACCGAGCCGGTGGCGAACATGAGCGACGGTCCCATGACCGCGCTCCAGAGGTTTATATGGGACCCGACACAGACGAAGGCGTGGCAATACAAGCAGAAAAGCAAGGACTGGGTGGACTGCCTCCGGTACCTAGCCGGGTTCCCAGGGCTATCGCACCAAAGGCTGCAAGGGAGGCCGGAAACGGAGGCCCAGGGGCTGGCGGCGACGTACACCGAATCGAGCCGACGCGGCGTAAGCGTGGACGACCACGCAAATCGCCTCTTGAGAGAGCGGGGCTTGGTCCCGAATCTGTCCGAAACCTACTCAACAGCGAGGCGTCGAGGCTCGGCCTTCTAATCGGCTCGGCCAACGACTTCCTGGGCTTCGTCAACGCCTTCGTTGCGTCAATTATCCACGGAAATGGGTACAACATGGCCCAGCGCGACATATTCGGCGCGCTTGCCGAGCGAGGCGTGACAATACAGCCCGAAACTGGCGCAATTGTGCTTTCCGACGAGCTATTGCAGACAGTCGCGCCCCCGGCCGCACCCATCCCCGACACCTATCCGCAGACAACTACGTTCTCGGACGACATGTCGGGCTTCCGCGACCCACCCGTCTTGTCGGCCGCACCGGCACCGGCACCGGCGCCGCTCGAAGACGAGATGGACATGCCCATGTCTCGGCGCGAAGTAGTTGCTCTTGTGCAGCGCCTGCAACCCGCGCAGTATGCGCCTGCATACAGTCAATCGCCGCCCCCGACCATCCCGACATTCCGGTCCGAGGCGGTACTGAACGTACTGGAAGCGCAGATCAGAGATGCCTGGAAACGACGCGGCCGATCCTAACGTGCAAGGGGGAGACTCGCCTGCGGTCATGCAGCCGTTTCCCCCGTTCCCGTTCCCTGACCTCACGATGCCGGGCATGGACCCGAACATGGCCGGCATCTTGGACATGGAGGGGGCGGCCCAGCTTTCCGACGAGGCTATTGTCCGGCAGATCATCCAACGCCGCGACGAATCGCGTCGAATGCGCAACGCCCTTGAGCCAGACTGGCGCTGGCTTGAGGCGCTGTACAGAAATCGCACGTCTGAGACGCAGGGAAAGCAAGCGTGGCAGTCCGCGGTCACCTTTCAGGAGGTGTTCAACAAGATCGAAACCGCGGCCAGCCTCTTCAAGGCGGCCCTGCTCGACGCACCCGAGTGGTTCCGGTTCCAGAAACGCCTGCCAAGCGCCGACGAAAGCCAGGTCCGGTTCATTCAGCGGGTCATGGAACTCGTCATCGAGGACTCGGGCTTTATCGACGAGTACATCCAGGCGCTGAAAGACGCGCTCCTGCTCGGATCGGGCTGCGTCCGGCTCTCCTGGGAGCAATGGGTGGAAACCGGCCCACAGCTGGTGGATCTGCCGCTCTACGACGACCCGATGCTGATGCAGTACCTGCAATCGCAGGGCCAGCAGACGACTCGGAAGGTGGTTTCCCCCGCTCCCAGGCTTCGTGCCGGGCTGAAGGCCAAGCATATCCCGATCTGGTCGATCTACCCAGACCCGTTCAGCGACCACGCTTCCAAGGGCCAGTACTTCATCGAGGAGTCGATGATGAACGACTCCGACGTGCAGGACGGGTTCCTGTCGGGGAAGTTCCGGCCGGAAGGCAAGGACGGGATCGGCGAGCCAGTTGCGTCGGAGTACGAGAGGGACGAGCGGTACCGCAACACCGAACTGTTCGACACGCGCGACGCCAAGCGCAAGCGCCACCTGATCACCGAGTATTGGGGCGACCTGACGGACGAGAACGGCAAGGTCTTGATCAAGAACTGGCGCGTCACTATCGGGAACGAGCGCACCATCCTGCGGATCGGGCGCAATCCGTTCTGGTCGGGCTTCTACCCGTACATCTGGACGGTACCCCTGCGATGGGCTGGGCGCCCGTGGGGCCGGTCGATCTCGATCTCGGCTGCCAACAAGCAGGAAGGGTACAACAAGATCGTCAACCTGATGATCGACAACTTCATGTACTCGGTCTTGCAGGCGTTTACCTACGACACGACCGCAGCCATGAGCGGGAGCGACATCGGGTCAATCGAGCCTGGCAAGGTCTACAAGGGCCGAGGCGCCGACTTCATCAAGCCCCTCCAGTTCAACGCGAACATCCAGCAGGGCTACCCGATCCTGAACCTGTTCTCGCAGGGCATCGACGAGGACATGCGCATCAACGAGTTTGCCGAGGGCGCGCCTACGTCGCGTGGCCGGCCGACGAAGTTCGAGATCCAGCAGAAGACCGGGCGCTCCGACGCCATGATCACGAACCTGGCTCGGGATCTCGAGCGCCACGACCTCGAACCGGCCATCCGCATGATGTTCGAGATGTACTGGCAGTACGGCGGTGACCTGTCGAACCCCGCGCTGAAGGAACTGGTGCAGTCGTGGGCCGGGCCGATGGAGTTCATGGCCGACGAGATGCGCCTGGAGATGCTGGCCCAGGAGTTCCAGATTCAGGTAAAGGGCATCTCGGGCGTGTTCGGGCGCGACGAACTGATCGACAAGATGCAGCAATGCTTCCAGTTGCTCCAGTCGATCCCCGCCCCCCCGCAGACGCTTGTCGCCATGACCTACCAGATCATCCAGGCGATGGGTCTGGACCCGCAGTTCAACCTCTGGATGCCGAAGTCGCCCGAGGAGTTCGTCGAGGCGCAGCAACTCGCGGCACAGAACCAACAGATGCAGATGCAAGATGGTGGGGTGCCGCCCGCAGGCGGGCAAGCTCGGAGTGCGGGGCCTTCCGGCGGTGATTCCCCGGCACCCCCACCTCCCCCAGGCCCGCCACCACCTGGTGGCATGTAACCGGCAGCCACGCCGCCGACAGAAGATGCGGATGGAAGGGTGACTCAAGTCCCCCTAGAAGGAGCAGAAGATGGCAAATCGTCCCCTATGGTCCCAGAAGCAGTCGGTGTTCGCCGGCGCGGTCGGCAGCAAGGCTGCGAACTTCGGCGGCTCGCTCGCCACCACGGTCGGCTTGACCGCGGTTGCGGCGGTAAGCGGCAAGAAGATCCGGCTGCGCGCGTTCAACATCAACACCCACATCAGCGTCGTGCTGAACGGTACGGTTGCACCGCAGATCGCGTTCACCGACTCGACGACCTACAACACGGGTGTCGTGTTCCATGCGATCTCCTACGGAGTCGCTGCCGCGGCTACTCAACCGCCGGTTCTAAGCGGCTTGGTGGTATTGCCGCTCGACGGCCCGGTGTTCGAGACGACGGCGGGCAATGCCCTCGGCTTCGTGCAGTCGGTGACAATCGGGACGACCGGCGTCATCTCGGTGTCCGGCACCGTCTGGTACGACGAGATTTGATGATGCGGGGACTCATTGCGGCGGCGGGGCTGATCCTCGCCGCCTCCCCGGCATGGGCGCAGACCGCCAATGCGCCCTACTTCATGCGCATGCAGCAGGGGGCCACTATCGTCGCGGGCCAGATCACCTGCGGCTCGACTTCCACCTCGGTGTACGCCGGCGACGGCGACGTTCGGGCTATCCGAATCAGCGCCGCCGACGCCAATGGCGTCAATATCTGCGTGCAGACTGGGGCCACGACACCCGCTACGCCAGTCCCCTGCACCGCGGCCTTGGCTGGGGCCTACTTGGCGGCCGCCGGCCAGTCGATCTCGTTCGACCGCAGCGTGAAGAGCGTGTCGGTATCGTGTCTGCGAGGTGGCGCCACCGATGCGGTCATCAAGTACATCGTCGAAAAGTAGCGTCTGGATCGTCGTCCTCTGCCTGGCTTTGGCCCTGCCGGTCATCGCCCTAGGGCAGGGGGCGGCGAACCCGACATTCGCCCGCATCCAGCAGGGCGCTCGCATCGAGGGTGCGGTAGTCACCTGCACCACCAGCGTGACCCCACTCTTCAACTGCCCGGTCCCGACGCCCCCGTGGGGCGACTTCCGGTCGATCACCTGCCTGAATGACGGGTCAACCAAGGTGCAGGTCTGCCCGAAGTGTACCTGCGTGTCTGCGGACCAGCTTGTGAGCCTTGCGGCCGGCACGTCGTTTACCTTCGGGGCGAGTTCACGGGAACTGTCGCTTTCCTGCATCACGGCCAGCGGCACGACGACGGTGCGATGTATCGGCGAAAGATAAACCCCGAGCAGGTAGCCCTCGCCGTGGTCGCGGCGATCTGCTTCGTGCTGGCCTTCCTGATCCTAGGAATCAACGCCGCCTGGCCGGCGATGCTGTCCGGCTACTCGGGCGGCGGCAGCGGCGGGACTGCGATCACGCCGAACTCCTGCACCCTGCCGACTGTCGCCACGGGCATCGACGCCGCCGGGACGCTCTCCTGCACCCAGCCGACCGACTCGACGGGCAACGCCGCGACGGCGACGCTTGCAGCCGCAGCTACGGCGCTGGCAGCCGACCCGGCCGACTGTACGGGCACCCAGTTCGCCCGCGGCATCGCCGCCTCCGGTGTCGCCGCCTGTGCCCAGCCGAGCGACGTGACCGGGAACGCAGCGACAGCGACCGCGCTAGCCGCGAACCCGGCCGATTGCGCCGCAAACAACTACGCCACGGCTATCGCGGCCTCGGGCGCCTTGACGTGCGGCCAGGTCAATCTAGCGGCAGGTGTCACCGGGAACCTGCCGGTCGCGAACTTGGGCAGCGGCACCAGCGCCTCGGGGACGACGTTCTGGCGCGGCGACGGGACATGGGCCACGCCGGCTATTTCGGTCGGCACCGACACCGACACAACGTGCGACAACTCGCTGATGACCTCCACCCTACAGGCCGTCAATAGCCTTGCGGCCTACGACAATACGGGCAAAACAACCCTGTTGATCGGTCACGCCTTGCTTGCATCGACTGGGTCGAACCGCGACTGGCGCTGCCTCATGTACATCAACGGCAGCCCCGTAGGTGACTTTCGCTACAGCAGCAACATCCCTGCATCGTCGCTGACGACGGTGACAGGAGTTTATCTCGACACCACTAGCTCCAGCGGCCGCACGGCTACCTATCAATGCTCGACAGCCGCAGGCACTGGCTTTACCGGCAGCGCCAACGGCTGCAACCTGTACCGGATCACCTGGTAAGGAGTCCCATGCGCCTACTCGTCTTGGCCCTCATCCTGTCCGGCTGCATCGAGCCGACCCCGACTCCGACGCCGTCGCGCTACCACATCTCCGGCTCCTCGCAGCAGTAGCTATTGCGCAGGCCGGCACATCTCTCTAAGGTGCGGCTCTAATGCCCAAAGCAGCGACCATTCAGGACTTCATTGCGGCCGAAACCGCGGCGAAAGACGCGGCGCGCGACCTTCCTTCCGACTGGAAAGAGGGGATCAAGCAATACCTGGCCCGCACCGAGGAAGGGCTTTCGGGTCAGCTGCATCGGGCCACAGAGCATGACTACGACGGGATCTGTCGCCGAATCGGCGCGGTCAGGGCTATCACCAAGCTGGTCACCGACACCAAGGTGGAAGGCCCCAAGGCGACAGCCCATTTGGCCCGCTTCACGATGAACGACGACTCCGCGATCCTGCTGTCGCAGGTTCTTACTCCTCCCGGCTGGGAGGACTCCATCGGCGCGCTGTTACGGCAGGCAGCAGACGCGGCGAAGGAAGCTGGCATTATGGCCAGCCCCGGCGAGGAGCGAAGGCTCAACTTCGCCAAGGTCCAAGAACTGGATGCCTGCCTGGCATGGCTTCGGGAGGTCAACACCCGAGGCCGGATCGCGCTCGAATCGCAGCGCACGACGGCTCTTAAAGCCGTGGGAAGGTAAGGCATGGCAGGCGAGGCACCGCAGATCGACCCGGCTTTGGCCCAGTTCGTACAGCAGCAGGCCCAGTTCAATCAGGCTGTCGGCTCTACGCTGCAAGAGATCAAGAGTACGCTCCCCAAGATCGCCGCAGCTGCCAGACCGGCGCCGCCGCAGATGGGGACGACCGACTACGCAAAGGCCAACGAGGCCGCGATCAACGAGTTCGTGAACGACCCCGTGGCGTTCTCGGGCAAGCTGATCAACATCGCGACCCAGAACGCGCTTGCGCAGGCCCGTGCCGAGAACGACTCCAAGATTTCCGACCTTGAGGCCCGGCAGTACGCGAACCAGCTCTATACGAGCTTCTTCGGCTCGCCTCAGAACGCCGACATGCGGATCTACCAGGACTGGATTGCCGGGCAGATGCAGCAGATGCCCAACGACTGGACGGTCGAGCAGAAGCTCGTTGCCGCCTCGAACAACGTCCGGCGCGAGTTGGCGCAGCGCGACGACTGGGTGGTCCGTAGCCGGGTCGGCACGGCCAACTACGACGCATCGGCTCCCGGCGGCCGGCCGGCGGCCAGCGGCCCTGTCGTGGACAACGACGGCGTGCCGATGGACGAGTTGTCGCTCAACTCGATGCTCTCAGACAATACGAAGGCGTGGAAAGCGGCTCGCCGCAATCCTGCGAACCACGACGACTACAGGCGCCGTGGCGGGCGGTGATGGGGATCACCGGTAAAATGACTATTATGCGCGCTCCGAGGTTGATGATGTAGGATGCCTACGGGACAGGTTTGGTACTTGTCTGCCAGCGGCGGGTACTTTGCGAACCCCAAGCTGTCGATGAATCTCCGAACGGTCGGGCAGCCGCGCACGCGGTTCCGGCAGTTCACCGAGTCGAAGGAATCCTTCGGCAAGTCGATGGGCGATGTCCTCGACTTCAACAAGGTGATGAACGTCCAGACCGCCGGCGGGAAGCTGACGGAAGGCGTGCCCATCCCGAAGACTCAGATCACGATCAACCGCGGCCAATGCGTCGCCTACGAGTATGGCAACGCCATCCCGTGGACGAGCAAGTTCGAGACGCTGGCGCAGTTCGACACCAACGACCCGATCCAGAACGCGCTGGTCAACGACAACACCAAGACGGTGGATCGCGTCGTCAAGAGCGAGTTCGCCAAGAGTCGCGTCAAGTACATCCCGACCGGCTCGGCCGGGTCGCCGACCGCGACTTGGGAAATCTCGACGACATTGGTGGGTGGCGAGTACGTCGCGACTACCAAGGCCACGCGCGACTTCTCGGTCTGGGATCTCAAGAACATCGTCGATGCGCTCAAGAAGGGCGTGTTTGGCACCAATACCGCCACTCCGGTCGCGACCTACGACGGCAAGGACTACGTCGCGATCTCGGGCGTCGATGGCGCTCGCGCGATCAAGGACGACCCCGACTTCGAGGAGATCGTCAAGTTTGGCGACCCCGACCGCTTCTGGAATGGCGAGGTCGGTCGCCTCTACTCGGCCCGCTTGGTCGAGGAGACAAACATCCTCGGGACGCTCGGAACCTCTGGCTACAAGGGCGAGATGTTCATCTTCGGCGCTGAGACTGTGATGGAAATCACGGTGATCAACGACGAGATCCGGCGCTCGATCCCCGGCGACTTCGGCCGCGAGAAGGCAATGGCCTGGTACGCGCTGCTCGGGTTCACGGCGATCTGGCCTGGCAGTTCCCTCACCACCGAACCGATGGCAACCATCGTTCACGTCACCTCGTCCTGATAGGCGAAGGCACAAGGAGAACCAATCATGGCAGAGGCATACGGACTACAGAACGCCATTGGCGATGCGCACCGCACCAACGGCGGCATCGGCTCAACCGCTGGGGCCACGTCCAACCCGACCTACGGACTGGCGACCATCGGAACGGGCGCTACCGAGGGAAACCTCATCTATTCGGTTGTGGCGACCTCGGGCGATCTCGTCGTGAGCGAGTTCTACGCCTGTCTCGGCGTCGTGCCGACGATTGTTGCGCCTATCTTCAAGTTCTGGCGCCGGCCGAACGGTGCTCAAGCGTTGCAGCCTGGCCTCACGGGCGACATCGCCATGACGCCTGCGACGCTCACCATCCCGCTCACGAACCCGACGCCAGTCACCGGTAACGTGTACGTTATTCGCTTCACGGCGAACAACGTATTCAACCCCGGCGAGGCGTTTATCGTGGAGATCGACACGAAGGACACGGGTGCCGCTGCGCTCGCGACCCTTGGGCACTCGGGCTACTACGTCCGGTTCAACGCTGACTCGATCCAGTCGGCGGCGGGCGCGGCGAAGCCCAACACCAGCGCGGTCGGCCGCGTGTTCGTCGTGACGGCGTAATGAGACGCTTCCGCGACCGCAGATCGAGCGGCGAAACCGAAGCCTACGGGACCGAAGCCGGGGAACGATACCCGGCGCCCAAGGGCGACGAGATCGCCACGGCGCAGAAGGTGTGCAGCGATGGGCGTAGCCGCTCCGTGCGCGACGCGGAGATGGAGACGACCAGCACGCGGATCTCTCGGCCCAGCCCGTATCCCACCGGGACGCGGTCGGAGCCTGGACAGCATTACTGATGGGTCGGCTGGAGGATCTGATCTTCCAGAATGTACGGCGCGAGGCTGCCAAGGCCCCGCGCTCTATCAACGACGGGGGGGGCACGCTAACTGCCCCTCCCGTCCGGCGCGCTCTAGAGAGGGGCTACCTTGGCAACTCTATCAGAGATACGAACTCAGGTTCTCGACAATCTGAGCCGGACGAACGCGCCGAGCGCCGAAACCGCTAACGTCACGCGCTGGGTGAACCAGGCGCTGCGCGAGGACATCTGCGCAGCGCACTTCTGGTCGAGCATGTTCGACCGGCAGACGGTGACCCTGGTCAGCGGCCAGAACTGGATCAAGTACCCCGACCCGACCGTCTGGAAGATGGCCGCGCATGTCGGGATCAGAGACACAGCCGCGGCCGACTGGGACAAGCTCACCGAGGTGACGCTCACGCAGGGACTCTACGACGAGTCGCGCGTGAATCAGGGCCGCCCGGCGTTCTGGGCGAAGCGTGGGGCTGGATTCATGCTGTTCCCCTCGCCCGACGCGGCCTACCTCCTCGAGGTGATCGGCTGGAAGTTCCCTGTGGCGTTGTCCGCGGACGGCGACACGAACGACTTCACCGACAACTACTCGCGCCTCATCGAGGCGCTGGTCACCGCTCGGGGCTGGCTGCACTACGGCGACGACCAGAAGGCACAACTCTGGAAGGCGATGGCCGACCAGTACATGGCCCAATCCCTGCGCAACGACAACGACCGGATGCTGCCGTACCAGATGACGTTCGTCCCCGGCGCCAATGCCGGCCTCAACAAACTGCCGCGCTCGCGCTCCATGCGCGCCGAGACGGCCTACTCCTGGTGGTGACCTGTGGCGAAGAAATCCGAAGTCCTTGATGACGTACCGCTCGTCGAAGTCGCCCCGCCGTGCGACCACGTCCGGTCTACCGAGATGAAGCAGGACGACACGACGCGCGTGTTCCTGGTGCGCGACTTCTGCCCGAAGTGCGGGTGGTCGGCCGAGTGGATGCCGCAGTCCGAGGCGATCCTGAAGCCGCTTGAGTTCCCGCTGATTCAGAGGTTCTGATGCCGGCCCCGTACACGCTGACCGGCTGGACGAGCGATTCGAGCTACACGCTCACCGGCTGGGCCTCGGACTCCATCTACACGCTCACCGGCTGGGTGTCGGAGAGCTACTGATGCCGATGTCCGTCGCAC